GGCTCGATCTTAAAATGCCTGCTAGCAGACCGTGTCACCGGCGTGAGCGACTTGGTGCCGACACCCTGGGTGGGTGAGGTCGAAAGTAATTAAACTGGTCTCGTAGTACCCGCTACGTAATCGTGGTAAGCCTGAATGGGTACTTATCCATGAGACGGACGGGCATAATGGGCTGAGGGAGGGTAGCTTCGGCTCCTGTGATCTCAGAGTATTGTGTCGTATAGTTTATTACGTCTATTATAACTTAAAACCTATATTTTCCACAACTCGGATAAGGTATTACCTTATCCATTACAGGATATCAGAGATAACTTCAGACGTTGCTACAGGTTAATTCTAGCTTGTACCCTCGAAACAAGATGTCTCTCTCAACTATGAATGCGAATACATTTCTAGCTGACATCCTTTCTGGCCCTATGTGCGGTAAGGTAGTTGGTGACAACTCTTTTCGTCGTTATAAGACTGCATTTCGCACCACGATGCAAATGTACGGTATTGCGGATATTAACACAACCGAAATACTGTACGAAATTGGTAGGGCCGGCCCGAGCGCAGAGCACTTAATGCGCCAGCATGACAGCCAATCCATCGGTGTTGATGCGTCTTACCAGACGAACTCTGTACTCGCTGAAGACTTTATTGGTTATTCCAAAAAGTATTCAAATTTTAACGCTACTTTCCGTGATAGCAACCTGGCCGGGATAGCAGAGCGCCTCGCAAAAGGTCTCGCTGCATCTTCTCTCTTTGATGAAGTCTCTAGTGAGACGCTACGAGGAGGTGCAGACCTGTCTGTGAATGCGCTTGCTACTTATGACGGCCCGGTGAATTCCATGGTTAGTACAGTTTTTATCCCTAGACTTGTAACCGGCTCGCTTGCTGGTGATGTCTTCACTGTACTAGCTAATTGTGTAGCCGGTGAAGGTGGCTGTATTGCTACCGATATTGTTGAAGTTGATGCTGCAACTCGTAGGCCGATCTTGCCGTTTATTGACGAGGAGGATCTGCCTAATGCTTTAGTTGCTGCACTCCGAATTATTGGTGCAAACATGCAAGCATGCGGGCAAGGACCGCTGTTTGCGCTGGCTGTCGTGCGTGGGATTCACAAGGTGGTAACATTGGTTGGCCATACCGACGAGGGCGGCATTATGCGTGACGTTCTGCGTTGCGGCCATTTTTCAATCCCTTTTGGTGGCATTCATTACGGTTTGCCAATGTACGGCGGTTTGCCTGAGCTATCGATGGTAGATGACAGGCACATTGCTGGTTACGTTGATTCTATTGCGATGGTTTCTGCTGCGTTGGTAGCTCACTGTGACCCGGGTGTAACTGTGAATGGCGAGTGGTATCCTACCACTTACACTGGTGAGCATCGTGTTGACGCTACTGCAAGAGCAGGTGTTCACAGGGAAGGGGCAGATGACATGAGAAGCCGTAATAAAGCTCAACTTCTCAGTGATTTGCCTCTGTTTTTTGATTTATATTGTAAAGGCTTGGGAACTATTTTTGGAATCTCGGGTGATAGCAGTCTTGCTGTTACTTTTGCAAGTTCTGTGTCTTTGGGTTTATCTACGAACCTGAGGCACTTGCGACTCGCGTCTATCAACCCCTTCTTCTGGGTCGAGCCTACTGGACTCTTGCCACCCAGCATCGTGAACTCCGATGCAGAAGACAATGGCTCTGGCTCACTATGTGGAAAGGGGTCAAGCGAGACGCGTGGCGCCTGGGAGGACATCGAAGTCGTCGACAATGTTGATACAACTGTCAGTTGCCACAACATTGGCTTCAAGAATGCAAGAAATTGTTGGATGATCTTGCATCTTAACAACAATCCGCGCGATGGTCTTGCACACATTAGATTCATGCAGCTTGATTCGTCTGCGATTGTGCACCCGGGCGCATGTCCTGACACTGTCGAGGTGCGTGATCGACTTGACGCTGGCTTGCCGATCAGTAGCTACTTGTGGTGCCGTGGACAGTCACCTATTTGTGCACCTGGTGAACTGATTAATATTGCCGGTTCTGCTGGCATCCAGGCGCGGCACATGTATTGGGATGAGGAGGGCAGACCTGAGCTAACGCATATTCCTGGGTCAGATACTTTCAGTAATGCTACTGTAACAATTACTGTAGGGCGGCCAAGAGGTATCCCCGCTGCTGGTTCCAACACTCTTTCTGCTGGTGTAGCCCGTGCTAGAACTCGTGCTGCTGCTGAATTGGTGGCGGCTAGGAGACGTGACCGTATTAACGGCCAATGCGTCCGTGCGTCCATGCCCGTATTACACTCGGCTCCGAGTATGCGAAGGGGTGCGGTCGCTAAGAATGAAGATGTGCGTGAGAGCGGTGGTGGACGTGTTCTCGTTGAGAGGGCTGCCGTGGGCGCCCCCGAAGTCGACTCGTCTGATAGTAAAGATGATAGGGGTGGTGTGTTGAAAGCTACTACCTTGCATGGTGTAAGCACTGGGCCTACTCCTGCGCGTGTCGGACAACCTGCAACTGGGCTAAGGACTGTTCCAATTACGAATGTAACTGGTGATACCACTGATGGACCTGTCTCTGCTGCTCTCGCTTCCCCTGCACATGATGAAACAGGTGCCCAACGCGGGGCTAGTTTATCATGACGGACATAACGCAAAGGAGTCATGAGTATGGATTACTCGGTGTAGCACTCCTAGATGCGTTATCTAAACCGGAAGAAAAGAAAATGGTTGATAAATATGTGCGGTACAACCTTACACAAGGCATGATCTCACTTAGCAGTGAACAGAAGAAAATGAAACAGAGGAGTAATATACTCCCCTACGCTGTAGCACTACTATGTCTCGAGTATCCTATGCAATGTGAAGGTGATGCGAGCGATGTTTTGAACATTGCGACAAAAAGTTATGATTTGTCACAACTTACGGGTAGTGTCTCTGCCCGCGGTGACAAGGCAAGATGGAGCACTGGCCCAGGTGGTAAGCACACTAAGTTATGTGACATTGATTTTGAGCGCTATCCATTAGCTGCTCTAGGCCATGCTCTAAGAACTGAGCCGGCTTGGCGTAGGCAGCTATACCCGCATAAGCCTTTTGCAAACAGCCGATTAAAGGGCAATATATCACTTGCTGCTGTTTGTGCTTCGTGGGCACGCTACCATTCCGATAGTATGTTGGGGCTTATTGTCAAGTGGACACAAAGGAAGTTGACACGTGATCAGATGATCAGCTGCTTGCTGTACTGCCACGTCCTGAAAGCGCGTTTTGGCGGAGTTGGGATACGTCTGGGTGTCGCTGCGCTCTTACAGCCCGACAACGCTAAGTGTCTCTCTACAGCTCTTAAGGCGCTTGGTTTGTCTACAACTGTTGAAGGTGCTGTGCTTACTGAGGCCCAGACGTTACAGGGACGAGGTGTAAAACCGGTTGACTTTGATGCTGAGAATAGCATGCGTACCGACCCCACCAAAGTGAAAAGTAAAGTTATAGATGTGCCGCCCGAACACATACGAAGTCACATCAGGGCAATACTAGATAGTGAGCTACCTAAGGACTGCGTACTACCCGACTTGGACAGATGGTGGTCCGCACGTTGGGCGTGGTGTGTGAATGGCTCTCAAACTAGGCTATCAGACATTGCTATGGGGATCAACCCTGAGTGTACTCGCAAAACGCACACACAGCGTTACAGGCGTATGGCAAATGAAGCTGCAACGACCGAGCCATTAACAAAATGGGACGGGCGTGTGACGGTCAGCGCATCTGAAAAACTTGAACATGGTAAAACAAGAGCAATATACGCATGTGACACGCTTTCGTATTACGCTTTTTCATATATATTGGGGCGCACTCAAGATTTGTGGAAGAATAAAAGAATACTACTAGATCCTGGATCTGGCGGTAACACTAGTGTTATCAGGAAGATTCGCGAGATGCAAAATGGCGGCGGCGTAAACTTGATGCTAGATTATGATGACTTCAATTCACACCACTCGAACAGTACGATGATGGTACTATTCGAGGAGCTGTGTGAGAAGTTTAGTGCACCGCAGTGGTACAGGGACAAATTAGTTGGTAGCTTCGACAAGGTGTATATACACGGGAGGGGTGTTATAATGAAAGTCCTAGGTACGCTTATGTCTGGGCACAGGGGGACTACTTTTATTAACTCTGTC